AAACCTTTGGCATCGTTAAACCATTTTACTTTTCCTGTTACCATTTTACTTTCTTTCCTTGTGTTAAAAATGTTTATCTCTGTGTGTATTGTTATTTAAACATCTCTTTGACTATTTGTCAAGAGTTTTGAGTGAAGAATCATGTTTTCTGTGGTTAATTTGGTAATTGTCGCTAACATAATAAGTTTTTCTTCTAATGTGTAACTATCTTTGTCAAACATTTCTAAGACGCTGGCGCCAATCATTTTCATTGCTTCTTCTTGACCTTGCTTGAAAACACCCCAATCAAATGGGTCGCCTTCTTCTACTGCGAATGCGATATCAATCAACTCGTCTAATGTTATTTTAGCCATCCAATTCTCTCGTTGTTATCTATTCTTCTTTGATGTTCTTCCACACTTCCGGGAAAACGCCAAGCCCACACAGCAACCAGTGCCATAAAGGCCGCGGTGCTGATAATGCCTATGGGTTTAACTCCAGTGAAGAACATAATGATCAAACTAGTTGACATCATGGCCAACATGAAGTATTTCATCTTGGTTGGGAACACACGCTTCTCGCCCCAGTTGGTTAGGAATGGTCCGAACAGTTTGTGATTCATAATCCAACGATGCATACGCTCACTGCCCTTGCTGAAGCAGTAGGCAGCAAATACCACAAATATACTGTAGGGTATGCCCGGAGTGATAACACCTATGTAGGCCATGCCAAGACTTAGAAAACCTAACGTGTTCCAAAATAATTTTTTCATGTTACGCTGCCACCACTCGGTTAGGTACTGCGGCCACTATGATATCTGAGTGTAGGTTGGGAGTAAACTTTCCTCCTGCTGCTCCGTTCAGTGTGGCTAATATGTTTTGTGGTTTGGATTTTCTTGTGCTGATTCCGCCGTATGGCAGTCCTGGTAGTGCAAAGCTGAGATGTATCCATACTGTTTTGCCTGGTAGATATTCCAGCAGCAGTTGATCGTAAGGTATGTTCTGTTCTATCCATTTGGCTATGTCAATATAGCTATGTGCCGGCACACCACGAAACTGCAGATCAGCTGCCTGACCAGTGCCATGGGCTCCACCGCCGATACTAGCACCGTGTCTATAAGTGTTGGTGATTAACATACTGGGATACTTGGCCTTGATAGGTTCTATAACATTTTGTGCCAAGGCAGCAAGATTGTTCACCACTGCCTGTGGTCCTGACACCAGAGGTGAATGTTGTGCCAACTGTGGAATGGTTCTAGGAAAGCTGACATTTTTTATCATCTGTGCTAGAGTGGTGCCTTTGGGTGTCAATACCATTTCCATGGTTATGGTGCCTGGCACAGGAGTAAACGGTTCTGCTGCTTTGGCTGCTGTGGGTTTGACTCCGTCAGTCTTAGGCTGAGGAGTGGTGGTTATTGTTTTGTGTTCGTCCGCAGTGATTCTACCTTCTGCAAGAAATTTATCAGCTTCGACCTTGCCTGCTGTGTTATCGTCATCACCTTCCACGTTCTGCACAGCAGCAGTCACAGTTACCTTGGGCACAGTGGTAGCTGTGAATGTTCCTGGAACTGTGGCGGCGTCATAAAGAGCGATTTCAACACCGTTGGCAAAAACATTAAAGGGATTGTATAGGGGTTCTTGACGACTTAGTGTTCCAGCCGCATGATCGTGTGGTATTAAGAAGTGCCCGCCGGCACTAGTCGATCCCGCACCGGGAGTGGTTGACTGTGGGGTTGGGGTAGTAGCCATAGTTTAAAATATTGTAGGCAAGGCCTTGATTTTATCCTTGTATTCTGTCAGCGCGGTTACACCTATGGCGCCAGTATCTTCTACATATAACTTATATAAACTCGCATAACCCAACCATTCATACGGACTAACTATATGAATACCTGTGCCAGTGGCAAGGGTGGTCATAGTCGTGCTATTTGTTGAGATCGTAGTTGTGTTTGTTGCTACTGTGGACAAGTGAGTGTTTATGGTAGACAACGAGTTTTTAATATCAGTTGAATTAGTAGCAAGGGTTTCTAATGCTGTCGCTATTCTTCCGTAAAATGCACTATAATCAATTGGGGCATCGTGGGCGGCCATACTAATTCCTTAAACTGATATTTATGCTAGTGCAATACCAGTGGTCTGTTGTATAAATTGATCAGCAAATGATTTATCAGTGGCTTCTGCCACAGCTACCACAGCTTTGGCTATTCTTACTTCTTTGCTGGGATCTACTGTGAACAGATAGGGCATTAACGCTGGTCCTTTTGGACTCATAGCAATCACCATGGGATGGGCTAGTTTGTAGTGCATGATCTGATCATCAATTAGCTTTGCTACCAGTTCTTCACCACTGGTTAGTTTTATAGTGATCACTTCACCTACTGTTACGCCTTTGTCAATTAACATTCTATTTTTCCTAGGTTAATATCCGCTACCGTTGAATCCGGTTTCGTCGATGTATTTTCTTAATTCTGTAAATCCGCCAATGGATACACCATTGATGATAATTTGCGGAACTGTTCGAGCATTTGGTACTGCTTCTAACAATTCTTCTTTAGTGTAGCCATCACCAATTTTACGTTCTTCAAATTTAACACCTTGTTGTGTCAGCAATGCCTTGGCTTGATCGCAATAGGGGCAGTGATACTTTGACCATACAATAACTGGGTTCATTATTATTTCCTTGATTAACCTGTATACACAATACCGCCGGTCTTGTCCGTGACTCTGACCAGCAGCATGCCTTTGTTTTTGTAACTCAGTGCTGCTGCTATGGCAGATTGTTCGTTGCCATAGTGTCCTATGGTAGTCCAAGACTCGTAGGGATTGCTTCTTTTGAATTGTGCTTTATACATGGTTTATTATATAGCCGGAAGAGCATCATAGTCAAGATTTTCGCTCATTACCCCTATGACATAATTGGTGCTTTCGCTTTCTTGCAGAGCTGTTTGTTTTTTGCTGGTATCAACGTGTTTGTTGAACCAAGGGATTGGAGTTGATCTAGGAGCAGCTTGCTGATATTTTATTCCGATTTCTTTGAGTGAGCTAACTGCGGTAAAATCCACAAAGTCTTTTAGAATGTTGGCATTCAACCCAATCACTGGTCCTTTGTTAAACAAATAGTCAGCCCATTCTTTTTCTTCACGGATGACATCTAGATACAATGCATATACTTCTGACTCGCACTCTGCTTTAGCTTCAACAAAGCGGCTGTCTTCTTTGACCACCTGATTGATCAAGTAGGCTGTCCAACCTTTGTGTAGTAGTTCGTCTTGTAGGATCAATTGGATAATGTTTCCATTGCCCATGAATATTTTATTCTCTACCATGGCCAGGCTGGTGGCAAAGCTGACCATAAAGCGGAATGCTTCTAGAGCATAGCTGGCATGCAGAGCCATCCAGATTGCTTTGATGTGTTCTTTTTCTGGAATAGTTTCACCCATTTGTTTACGGCAGTTGACCATGTGCAATGCTTCGTAGTAGTTGCCCACTGAACTGGCCATGTCCACAATCTCTTTAGTGTCGTGGATGGTGTTGAACACCTCCTTGGGCACATTGTAGATGTTACGGATAATATGGCTGTAACTTTTTGAATGAATGTTGGTTTCAAAGAATGTCCAGTTGTAGACCAGTGCTTCTAGTTCAGGCAAACTGATAACAGGTGTAAAGATTTGACTTGGTCCACGACCTTGCAAACTATCCAGGGCTGTTTGTCTTAGCAAATTACTAGTGAAGATATGTTTGACAGCATCGCTGGATTCTTTGAAATCGTTGCTGTCTTTGGTAAGACTGATCTCTTCTGGTTGCCAGAAGAAACCACGTGCTGTTGCTTCAAAGTCTGCTATCTTTTTATATTTGACTTCTTCAAAACGTTGGATGGTAACAGGTCCTGATGGGTCTAGAAACATCTTGCGATTGAGATAGTCTGTTTTTGTTGTTAGGTTGTATTGTGCTTTACTCATTTGTTGTGTCGTATGTTTGTTGAAAGATATCTTTCTTTACTGCGCCATAGTCGCCCTCGCCATGACGTACAATGTAATCGTTGCCTTTGGTATAGTTTAGATCACCCCACGATGTGCGTAGCACACCATCATGATCTGCAAGTTTCGCTATCTTTGGGATCTTCTTAGGTGTAGCGATACCGTTTCCTTGATCGTCTTTGAGATTTTCAAACTTCTCTGGAGTAATAGGATACTTCTCGCCTTTTGGCCCTGTCATGATATAGTGTCCTGCTTCATATCGAACCGGTCCTTCTAGTGTATCAACTGTTCCGGGTTCTTGAGCAATTTCATACTTCTCTTTAGCTGGCTTTTTAAAAGTTTTAAAAGCACCATCCTTGAACCATTCATCATCTACTTTAGTAGCTTCTGAAATCAAATCAATATATTCTCTTAATGTTTTCATAATTTGCATGCCTCACAATCTTCTTCTTCTATCACTTCACGTTCGTTGTGGAATCCGTTGTAGTGTACTTCTGGTGTTCGTTGTTCTTGTCTACTGCCGGCCTTGTTGATCAAACTGTAGTAGAATGTTTTTAATCCCCACACATGTGCCTGCATTAGGTTCCTGGCAATCAGTGTAGTTGGCACTTTACGATCTGCAAAGTGCGCAGGATTGTAAAATGTGTTGGTTGAAATACTTTGATCCACGTAGGCAGCCAAAACTGCAGCGGTTTTTAAATAGCCGTCGCAGTCACGTTGGTCCCACATCATCTGATACTTGTGTTTCAATCTATTGTATTCCGGAACCACCTGTGTGAATGATCCTGCCTTGCTTTCTTTGGTAGAGATCAAACTCATAGGCATTTCGATACCGTTGGTTGAATTGATAACCACTGAACTAGACTCCACCGGTGCAATGGCCATCAGTGTGGCATTTCGCACACCGTGTAGTATCATTTCTTGTCGGAGTGGTTCCCAGTCAAGCTCTGGGGCAAAGTCAGT